AACCAAGAACTACAAACAAAGGTAAAATACAAGGGAAAGAAATACGGCTTCCACCCTAACCTATCCAAGTTAACCGTTGGCGAGTTTGCCGATTTAGAAAATTACTGCGAAGGTGGATTCTTCGATAATCTAAGCGAGATTCTTAGCATCCTATACCGACCGATCAAAACCGAGGGGGGTGACTTCTACACGATAGAAAAGTATAAAGGGGATGTCTTCCCCAACTACTGGGATAGCTTAAAGATGGACGTCGTACTTGGAGCCGTCAATTTTTTTTTGTCTATCGGCGTGACCTTAACAAAAGGTTTAGCCAACTCTTTAGCGGTGGAGGGGGAGAAAATTTAATGGCTGAGAAGTGGGGATGGTATTCTACGATATATTTTCTTGCGGGGGGGGACCCCTTGAAAATAGAGGCCGCCACCGAAATAGAAATAGAATCGGCTTTTACCTATCTATCTTATGAACAAGACAAGGGCCGTCAAGACAAGTCACCAAGCGTAGAACAATATAGATGAAATCTTACATACAAATAGTAAACACGCTTCAGGCGATAGCCGACAAGCACTTAATGCTTCAGCACTTCCACGCGGGACCTTTGGACGAAGTAGACATAGGGAAATTGGACCAAACACAATACCCCTTCCTATATTGTGAAATCTTAGGCGTAAGTATAGACAACGGGATACTAACCTACGACCTCGAACTTCTTGTGGCCGATATGATTAAACCCGACCTAACGGACCGCAACCAGGTTTATAGTGACACTTTGCAGATACTCCACGACGTCTTAGATATGTTCATACAATCTTTGGCAAACTCCAACACTACGGTAGATGACGACTACAAAGCCGAGCTTCCCTTATCGTGTACACCTTTTACTGTGCGATTCGATAATGAATTAACGGGGTGGAGTGGATCGCTTTCTTTGGAGGTGTCAAACTCGAACAATCTTTGTATCGCACCTTATAGCTAATGTCTAAACCCACGATAGAAATAGGGGGGGAAGTGTACCCTATGACTCAGCTAATAAAAGCCTTAAAAAAGATAGGCAAGATTTGGCGTAAGAACGCACGTATTTCTTTAAGGAAACAAGACAAGGTAAACACGGGGGCGTTATACAATTCTATGTCTGTAACGGTGGGAGAAGATGATGAGGGATACTTTGTAAATATAACCCCCCAAGTTCACTACTGGGAGTTTGTAGATAAGGGAGTGCAAGGGGCAAGTCGAAACGCTTTTACAAGACAATCGGAATCACCTTTTAAGTTTGGAAGTGGCAATGGCCCAAGTGGACTGCGTGGGGCAATAGATAAATGGGTTCGCAAAAAGGGTTTCCAATTTCAATCTCGTGAAGAAGGTAGTAAGGGAAGGTTCTTATCTTATGAAGCAACCGCCTTTATGGTATCCCGCGCCGTATGGCATAGAGGTTTAAAACCCACCTTCTTTATTTCGGACACAAGAAAACGATTAAAGGTAAAGGCCTTAAAATGGTTAGGGGAAGCACTTGGCGCAGATGTGGCAAATGCTCTTAGACTTAATTTAAAATTAAATAAAAACTTAGACGTAAAATAATGGCATTAACAAATGAATACGGACCGAGTGCAGCATATCTACACGGAGCCTACGAACCTATAACCTTTGTTATTACTTCGACCAATTACCCAGGTGCTTTCTTTAAATTTAAGTTTATTGCGGACATATACGTAGAAAGCAATACCACACCCTATGCCTACGAACTTCAGGCAAGAATTAAACTACTGCCCAACCTTGCGGGTGCGGGAGTGTTTCGTATAGATAAGATAGTGGCCGACTATTTGTCTATCACTACGGGGGACCCTTCCACCTCGGCGGCGGGATTTGTTAACGACACGATACATACTTTAGGTTCTAACGCCACGACAAAAATTTGGACCGAAAACGAAGGAAGCAACTACCGAAAGATAAAAGTAAACTTTGGAGAAGAGTACGCAACCGCTGCCGACTTAGCTCCTATTGAAGACCTGGACTTATTGGTAGACCAGTACGTAAGTTGTGTTATGAGTGCGGGGATGCAAATGGCCCCTACTTATGACGAGGGGGGTGTATATACTGCAACGGGTGACAACTACCTTTCTTCTTTTACCCCTACTGACTTCACTAAAAAGATACTAAGCGATAGAGAATTAAACACCGACTATGCTTCTACTTTAGCCCCTTCCGTTAGCGTAGTTAACCAAGACGTAACTAACTTTGAATGGAGGACGTTGGGCGTATTAATGGACGACACCACCCCCGTAAGTTCTGACGCGGTAAGTGCTTATATCGCTTTATTTGACTCTACGGGTTCCGTTTTGGACGCGGCTTTTTTTACTGCAAGTGCTGACGGGGGAACTGCTCCCGCTGACTCAGACCACGACTTTGAAAAGTTGCAATACTTCGGCGTCGGTCCACAAAACCTAACGGCCCAAACCATAGACACGGGATTTGCTACACACTTTAACGCGGGTACGGTAGCGCACTACGAAGTCTTCTTTATGGACGATAGTGTTACCGTTCCGAATAACGCCACTACCGCTTCTATGGCTTCCCTTTGCTACCGATTTGAGGTTAAACCCGCCTCGTGTATTTATAGGTCTATAAGCAATCGTAATAAATATAACTACGTAACTTTAGCTTGGCAGAACTCACTCGGCGCGTGGGACTACCAGGCGTTCGCTTTAAAGCATCAAAGGACCACGGGAAATATAGAGCGAAAGACTTTTGACAAAGTGGCTGGAAATTGGGACACGGCGGGAACTGGTGTGCAGTTTGCTTACCGAGGCGACGAAGGTGGGGTGACCACCACACAAGTTTTGGCCCGTCAGTCTATGGTAGCAAATACCGATCTATTTAACGAAGACGAGGTAGACTTTTTGGAGAACCTTTGGCTATCCCCAAAAGTTCAACTTCTTAACTATGATGGTTCGGCTATCCCTATAACTATAACGGGGAAAAATTGGATAAGGAAAAACAACCTAAACGAAGGGGGTCCCTTTACTTATCAGATAACTTTTGAGTATGGCAAACAAAGACCGACCGTAAGATGATAGAGCTTTTTGGTTACAGTCAAACACCACAAGACCCGCACATTTTAAATATTGAGAACCAGGGCGCGGTATCTTTAAATTATGAGGTTGGGAAGATTGGCGACTTAGTGGGCCGAAGCTCACCTTATAGTCAAACTTTCACCCTACCCTTTACAAACGGGAATAATAAGTTCTTCCGTCAGTTCTACAACATAAACGTAGATACCGAAACTTCCCTTACTACGGATTATTTAAATTTTAATCCCAATATTAAAACCCCGTGTGAAATTCGTGTAGATGGTATCCCTATTATTTCGGGTTCGTTTCAACTTCTAAAGTGTTCCTTAAAAAAACGTGTATATCAGATTGTTGTTTTGGGTACGCAGTCGGACTTTTTTAATGCTTTAGGGGATAAAAAACTTATTGACGCCTTTAGGGTATCTTCTTCAAGTACTGCATTATTAGATACCTACAACGTTAACATTACCGACGCAAATATTATAGACTCGTGGGACTTATCTAATGACGTTACCGAAGGCGGTGTAGGTGACGGAGTAATAATCTTTCCTATTATAGACTACGGATTTGTCGGGGACTATAATTTTCTTTATTTAGAAGACGATAGCATGGGTTATGGTGGATTGGTAGAACCTGGGTTTTTACAACCACAAGATTTAAAACCTTCTATCCAACTGCAAACGCTTTTTAATCTTATTATTAAAGAAGCGGGTTTTACTTTAAGTACTAACGCTTTCCTAACTTCAGACGCTTGGACCAAAGCCTATATGACCCTCGGGACGGACAGGGAATCTACCGCTATAACGACAGTACATCAAAGCCAGGTTTCCGACACCACGAGCGCGACAATCCAAACGTGGGGAAGTGGTGGCGAAACTTCGGGAACGTGGGTAAGTCTTCTTTTCCCTTCCCAAAGTGGGGCGGGATTTGCTAACCTCCCCCCTTCCCTTTATGATTCGGGCGACGACTGGAATGTAGGGGGTGAGTTTATTGCACCTTATACGGGTGAATATTCTGGGGTTTTTTATACCTCTTGGGATATCGGCCCCGCGTCAATCGCACAAGGGACAACTATAAATTTAAATGTTCAAACGTCGGTTGTAGAGGGAGGGGGCCCTGGTTATTATCAATCTATCCCCCAAGACTTCGAAGGATTTGACGGGGCAGTTTCAGCTATTCAAACTTTTGCAATTCCTTGGTCCGTTACTGCTTTACAAGGTAATCAAATATTCTTTAGCGCACGAGCCGTGGTCGAGTCGGGATTTAGCGTAGACCTCGTGGCAAGTGGTACTTACGTTACGATTGTAAGTTCTAACTCCTTAGCGGGTGAAGCGGACATCCCCGCAAATATGCCCGACCTTTCACAAAAGGACTTTATTACCGATATAGTTCAAAGGTTTAATTTAGCGATAATCGCCGATACGTCTTCCCCGACAATCTTATCTATAATGCCTTGGCAAGATTACATAGACCTGGGCACACGTAAAGACTGGACGCAGAAATTAGACCTTTCACAAGAGCGAACTCTTTCACCTACTACAAAACACAAGAAGCAAATAATAAACTTCTCCGACTTAGAAGACGAAGACAATAGAAACGTCAGTAACCAAGAAACCTACGGAAGCGTATTTGGAAACTATACCCAAAATATAACGGGTGACTATTTAACTGGGACTTTAGAAAACAAATCTGTTTTCTCGCCTTTTAGCGTTAATCCTATCCCGCGTCAAGACGATAGTTCAGTCACCGACGCCCCTACTTTACTTATCCACCAAGGTTACGCCCACGGTACGGGCGGGCCTATTGCAAGTTGTAAACCGAAACTATTTTACCATAACGGCTTAAAATACCAAAATCCTAAAATTTATATCGGTCAAACGCAGTCCTATTACTACCCCCTTTGTTTACCTTATTACAACGCGGGCGATCAAATGGCCGTAGATTCCCCCATGTTGTATTGGCAGTTTCAAACTCCTGGCAGTTGGGGCGGTCCGATATTTGGCACTACGCCAAGTTCTGAGGGGTACTTTAAGAGGCATTGGCAAAAGTTTCTTACTTCTTACTACGATAGTTCGGCAAGGACCTTAGACTGCTCCGTTTACCTTACCGCTTCGGATATTCACAATTTTCAATTTAACGACGAAATAGTTATAGAAGATACCGCCTATCGAGTGCTTCAAATTAGCGGCTTTCAACCCTTCTCGAATGTACCTACCAAGGTGCAACTTTTGAAGAAAATTAATAATATCGAAGCTTTGCAAGTGCCTGAGCCATCCGACCTTTGTAACGCTACCCCTTACGCTTGGTTTCCAAGTGGGATAGTAGGCTTTCAAGATAACCAAACGGGGGCCACGGTAGTAAGTGAAGATTGTTGCAATACATACCACTACAATTGGGTCGATACGAATTGCTACTGGAATTATGGAGGGGGTGGAGGTGGATCGGGTGACCCTACTACGGGCCTTGGAGGGTGGAACCCACACGGTAATCCGAACGATGGCACAGTTGGAGGCACGGCCGACAACTTAGGTAAGGCGGGTTTCTCTTCACGCAAAAATAAAGGAGTCCCCAATATAAACCCAACCTTCGGCGAACATTCTATACGTGGCAATAATATAGAAAGTCAATCGAACTCCGTATATAAGAACTTCGTGTACTATGCTACAAGCGAAGACACGGCGGCACGGATTGCTACACCTACGGGAATAGAAGGCACTAACTCAGGTATTCCGATTGCTTATAATACTATGGCCCGTCTTATAATTCGGGCGTTAAGTGTTCAGACTCATGTGCTTTCGGGTGGTACGGGGTCCTATGGTTCTTCTTCTTTTAACGTTTGGACCTTTATGGTTAAGAACGTAGACGGAACAATAACCGTAAATACTGACGGAAAGGAACAAGTAGACTTTAGACAAACGGATTCCGACGCGGGGACGCGCACGATTGACGTAGTTAGTGCAGTAGGAAAAACGGGATTTGCGGGGGACCGAGGTATAAATATTAAATGCACAGGACCCGCCGCGTCAATATTATCATGGCACCTGGACTGCGCGGTTACATACGTAGACTTTGGCTTCCCTAAAGAGTTAACGAAATTAATCCTTACCGAAGGCGGGGACTTTTTAATAACCGAAGGTGGCGACAATTTAGAGCAAGAATGAAGCAATACATTAACAAAGTAGGTAAGTCCATCCCCAAGGTATTACGGGTGGCCCAAAGTAATGAGATTATCCAAAATAAAAACTCACTTATTTTGTATGGTTACTATGAAGACACGGGGTTTCGTGGGTTCTTAAAGAAAATTAAACAAGGATTAAAAGCAAGAACAAATGGCTGAAAAGATAGAAGTCGGTGTTACAATCAAAGGAACGAAAAATGCGTCTACTGAACTTAATAACTTAGACAAAGGAATTAAAAAGGCGGGGACTGGGATGGGTGGGCTTATTAAAGCTACCGACGCTTTTACTGGTGGCGCGGCGTCGGGTATGATAAGCGCGTATAGCGGAACCCTTAAATTTATTAAGGGGTTAAAACTTACAAAGGTTGCTTTAATCTCTACGGGGAT